TCTCCAACAGTGTTTGTAATCCCAGCCTCGTGCATACGCCAAACATCACCTTGTCCTTCTACTAAAACAATAGTGCCTTTTCTCATTATATCATCTTTGGCAACATTATACCCGTATAAATAAGAACTTTTTTTGAAACCTTTACTATGCAGCCATTTTGGTTGCATGTTCTGATAGACGGCTCTACCAATACAAGCAACGTAATTATTATTCTCATCATAGATAGGTACAACTACTCGGCCTGACATTGGTTTGCCTTTACCGATGCACATACCTATATCAAACTTCTCAAGAGTTTCTGGTTTATATCCACGATTGATGTAGTATTGTGATGGTATATCAAGCTTGCTCACGACAGCATCTCTATCAATAACTTGCTCATGCCTCATAGGTTCTCTCTGAAAAACCTCAAGTATCTTTACCACGCTGTAGTTCTCAACTGGTTGCTCAAACTCAATTGTCTCTGGATCTAAACCCAAAAATTTACTACAAAAATAAAAGGTCTCTAATACTCCGACCTCTTTAGCTTTTCTGTTTGACAAGACACCACGAACAAAACCAAAAGTGTTCTTACCAAAGTCTTCGTGACAGTTGGCAGTCCAACAGTTCCAGTTCCCTTTGGAGCTCACTCCATCTGTAAAAATAGAACAGCCCTCTGGATTGTCTCCGCCGTGAATAGGGCAAGCACATGCAAGTCTATTCGGGTACTCAATGTATTCAATATCGAAATATTTAAGCAAATCTTCAACCCTATTGGAGAGCTGATTAGACACCGCTAATATCTGCTGATTCGTTAGTCGTTTGTTCAAAACCATCATCCTTAATTTTGCTTGACTTATGGGCTTCATTTCTTGTCTTGCCCTCGACAAGCTTACCAAATTTACCAAACATATTCATATTGATGTAGTCACCGTCATCAAGTCCGGCTCCGTGACGAGCAACAATTGGAACAAGTTTTCTGTTACCATGCTCCTCTCCGTCATCAGCCATTTCTTCATCTGACTTCATCTTAAAAATAGTAAAGCTGGTACACAACCAAATCAATCTATCAGAACCACTGACAACATCTGTTGATTCCTTTGTGATACCATCTCTGTTTAGCTGTACAAAGCTCAGACAAGGAACATCATGTTTTACGCAGAAGTTATGTAACTGCGTGATTTGAAATCCTAGCACTTGAAACTCCTGCATGGAGTTGGAGATGCTGTCCGAGTTCATCAATTTTAAATAGTCATAAATTATAATACAATCGTTTGTTCTACCATTTTCATCAAAGCCAACTTCTTGATGAATCCATTTACGCATAATTGCAAGAATGTTTTCAAATGGTTGGCCAGCAATACTAACGTAGTGATATGGGATATTCTGTAGTTCTTCAGCTGCTTTTTCTACTTTCTCAATGTCCAAATCATTATTAGCAAATTTACCACTAGCTAACTTGTTAATCTCCACACCACTAAGGTTCGCTAGCATACGGTTGAGATGGTCTTCTTTCGACATTTCAGTGTCTAACATCAACACTGGAATATTTAAGTTTCTAGATACGTGCATAGCTACAGCATCGCCAAACATGGACTTACCAACTTTAGGGCGAGCAGCAACTAGATCTACGCATTTCCTGCGTATACCTCCACCAATCGCCTCATCAAAGCGAGGAAAGCCAGTGCTGATACCCAACATCTCATTTTGGTTCTCTTTCAAGAACTCAACGTATTCGCCTACATCCTCACCAATGATTTTTGGTTTGTTATCTGAGCCTTGATATATCTTTGAAGTAGCATCGAGAATAGGTGTTTCAATCAAAGAGATGATCTCTGCAATATCTTCGTCACCATTAATCTTGTCTACTTCCAGAGAGCATTTGGCCAAAGTCTTCTTTACGTCACGAGCTATCTTGAGCTTAGCTAACTTGGCTCCATTAACAGGAATGTTGTCTTCCAGAATCGGAGTATCAAACAAGTATCTTAGATAACCAGCTTCTTCCTTAATAATATCATAATGATTGAGCTGATTAGCAGCGGAAAGCAATGACGAAAGCTCCGCTTTTTGAGTGGATTCAAGAGACTTTTTTATGCAGTCAAAGATAACCTGATTTGTTTGGTCTACAAAATACTCGGTGCTGATATACTCAACCTCAAGCATTGCATCAATTCCGTATTGACACAAGCCAGCGAGAACCGCAGACTCAGCTGCGGCATCTTCTAGCTTATTTTCATTTTGTTTAATTCGTACCATAATAACCCCACATTGGCCATTGCATAAGAAAACCACATGAGGGCATGTGGATAATCTTTTTGTTTCATACAAGAAACACAGACAGCTAAGTACATTACCGAAGCTGTTGCGATTGCAAGTATCCCTAAATTCATTTACATTCCTCTAAAAATATAGAACCCCATACAAATGCTGGCGCTTAAAAATACGCCGAGCAGAAAATCTTTCCATTCCAAATTAATTGATTTCTTCATTATCCAAAAAACCCTTTGATCTTAGTTAAGATGTCCCCACCTCCAAAACCACCTTTGAAGATTACTAGGTATGCTACTATAGCACCAACTATGATAAAAAACAACCACTTTCTCTTAGAAGCGACCGCATAAAACTTTTCTTTTATTGCGGCAATCTTCTCTAATCGGTAGTTTCGTCTTTCTTCAACCTTCTCTTTGCGTTCTTCTCTACGTTCTTCTTTTGCCTCTTTCCTGATTTCACCTCTAGTTCTAGTAGTCTCTGGCAATTCTTCAGCCTCCGACTCTTCACTGATAACGGAATCAAGAGTAGATACTATCTCATCTACTTGAGAAGTGTCATAGGTTTTATTGGGAAAAATTTTATCTTTTATACTTTGTAATATATTCTTAAACATTATAAACCTTTTACATAATCTAAGTTAAGATCCAAATCTTGCTTGACAAACCAGCGATGCCAAATGTATTTTCCGCAAGGACTTTTGGATGTGTAGAAATTATCATAACCGAGAGACTCCATGTAGCCGTAATCTAAATAGTTAGGCACATCGTGATTCTCTGCGCAAATTAATTTTATGTTCGTCTTTGAAAAGTCTATTCCAGAAATAGCTTCGTGCTCAAAGCCTTCTAAATCTAGTGACAAAAAGTCTATCTCAGTGATAGAATTCTCATCAAATATATCTTGCAACATCCTAGCTGGAGATTGAAAAGAATTGTCACCAGAAGCTCCTTCTGCGCAACTTGCTACCATGCCTGCACCATGAAATATTATTGTGTCTTGGTTGTACTCATTGCCTACAATAGCAGAGTGAATAAACTTGGTGTTTGGTCTATTGACAAGATACCCTGCCTGATAAGAACTATGTGCATCAATCGCTATGCCTTGCCACCCACTCTGCTCCAACTTGTATGTATTGTTTTGTTCTACGTAACTGTTACATCCCGCATCAACAAAAAATCCAGACGAGCCGAGAATTGATAGAACAATGTCATCTACGTTGTCTTGTGCTGCCATTACTTTCCACTGCTCCCAAAGCCGCCCTCTCCACGATCAGTATCGTCTAGACTTTCGACTTCTAAAAATTCAACATCTTCAACTTTTTGTATAATTAACTGCGCTATTCTATCGCCCGGCTGAACGTGTACCATTTGGTCAGAAGTATTCAGTAGGCATACTTTTATTTCACCTCTATATCCAGAGTCAATAACGCCTGCAAGCACATCAATCCCACTTTTAACTGACAAGCCAGATCTTGGCCAGATAAGACCGCAATAACCATCAGGAATCGCTATAGATATATCTGTGGAGATTAACCTTCTTTTATGTGGAAAAATTGGCTGTGCTAAATCTGAAGCATATATATCCCAACCAGCGTCAGAACTGTGTGCCTTAGTTGGAACTTTAGCATCTTTACTTAGTAACTTGACTTTTATCATTATCTTCTCCTGTTAGATAAGCAGCCGTCACAGACAAACCATTCTCTACGGTGTGTCTCAGCTACTTCAAAAGTTTTTGAGCAACTTTGACAGGTCTGATTAACCTTTCTAGGTGCTTTCCTTCTTTCTGTTGGTGTTACTGATGGAGTTTCTATATCCATATGCTCAGTTCTGTCATCAAAGAACTTGTTCTCTCTTTGTCTAATATCATTGACAGGAGTTCTTGAGCTAGATCTAGATTCTCTACTCACAACAAACTCATCAGCAGTGACTCTCTGAGGTGAAGCTTCTTCCTTCTTTACGACCTGTTTTACTTCAGGTTGAGCAGGCGTTTCGGTTTCAACTTGCACCTCTAGTAGAGAGTTTGCCATATTTATTAAATCTTCATCATTTAGAGCGATACCTTTCTTGAGTAGCTCTTTTGCTGTATCAATTATTGACATTAGTAACCTCTTCTTTTACCTAAGTCTTGCAATAGCGCAGCCATTCTTTTAGCGTTGTCAACTTTACCAGAAAGCCGATTGAGTCTAGCCTGCGACATAATCTTTAATCTATTTAATTCTGTAGCCATTGGATTTTCTTTTATTGCGGAGTAATATTTTTCCTGCCATTTGGAATATTGTCCTCCGTAGTTCTGTAGTTTGTCTCCGACCATAAACCAGATACTGTCATCACAAAACTCAACGACTGTCTTCTCTTTATTATAAACACCTTGAAGATATTCTGCATGAGCAAAAAGAACAAAAGAATAGGACAGTGCCTTCTCTTGGCTCAGTGATCTAACCTCATCAGAACTGAGCGCCATGATTGGCTCGACTTCCTCGTTTTCTTTTGCGAGATCTGCGTTTCTATCTTCAATCCAGTCATCCACCTTTGAGAGGAATTCTGTTACTTTTTGTTCGTTAGTCAAATTTTTCTCTCCATTGTTCTTCAGACTCGTCGTAATTTAATTCAATCAAAGTCATATGATTCAGTTCGCACCAAGCTCTTTTATCTTTATCTCTTGCTTGAGCTTTGAAAAACGCCATCTTATCTTTGTGAAAAAATGAATTGAACTTAAAGTGTTGTTCGCCATGCACTTCTACGACCAGTTCTCTATTTGGCACATAAAGGTCAGCATAAAGTAATGTTTTTCTAGAGCCAGTTTTAGTGCCGGGAAGCGTGACTTCTTCTAAGATTCTATCATATGGATAAATGTCTTTCAATAACTTTCTAGCTTTTTTGTGCAAAGAAGACCTATTTTTTTCACTCACCGAAGCCTGACTTCTGGAAGGATTCCACTTCCAGACTTTACCATCAAGACCGTGTATTTCCATTAGAGCATACCCTTAATTTCTTTCTCTAAGATATCAAACACTTCTTCGTTCGCCAGCAAGAAGTTGTAAAGTCTTTCTTGCCCTTGGAACTTTACTGCCTTTAAGACCGCCTCAGTATCTTCTATATTTGTTTCTGGTTTTATCTTCTTTACTACGTCTGTAAACCCAACCATAAACTCACATGTAAACCAAGCGCCAGCTTTGCCAATTAAACCCAAATCCAACCCAAGCATAATAAGTTCTTGAATCTTGTCTACGCCATGACCATATTTGATCCAGCTTTGACATTCTGTGCCGGGAGACCCCATTGAGGAACACACAATCTTCCAATTCACAGCTTGGCCTATCTGTGTGTCGCTTTGAACCCAAGGAGTGATAGATTTGACCTCCATGCGTGTATCAGCCTGATATTGAATCTTGCGCCCACAGTCTGGCATCCTTGAAGCACCATAGCCTGAAGTATTAGCAATAAAGTGTGTAATAATAATTAAAGTGGCTCGTTGATTAGGAACGATTTGTCCCATCTTCTTACAGAAGACTGAAAGAATCTTTGGAAGACCTGCTCGTCCGGGAGTCATATCTCCATCCAGTTCTTTCTCGGGCATTAGCGATGAAGTGGAATCAATAATACAGACACACCCTTCATTCTCTTTTGCGCTAACAAGCTTGACTGCAATATCCAGAAACGCTTCTGCACTAAGTGGCTCGTCTTCAGAATGGATGATTTGCATCTTTTCTTTATCTAAACCATCAACACCAAGAAGGTTCATCTCTTTTAATCGACCTTCAGCGTCAAGATAGATAATTGGACGACCTTCTTTCTGGCAGTTGGCGGCAATCTGCAAAGCTGTGGTTGTTTTGCCGCACTTCGGATCTCCGGTTAAGATAACCCAAGAGCCTTCCTTGATTCCGCCACCCAATGCCAAGTCAATCGAAGGACTGACGGTGACAACCTTGTAATCTTTCCTTCTCTCTAGAATTTGATTCCCAGTAGAAATCACATTGCCATACTTCTTAACAATTTCTTTTACAAATGCTGGATCAGCCTTCTTTGTTTTTGCCATTTGAATTCCTCAATTTAGAAAAGAGCGATTTGTTACCAAAGCTCTTCATTGGTTTTACATTTACATTATCTTCTTCTACTTCAATAATATCAACCTCTTTGGGTTTTGGCCTTGAATCTAGAAGTTTTTTGTGTTTTTTGACTTCATCTTTTACCCACTTGGGCAATGCAGAGTAAACTCGTTTGTTTTTATTTATGATATAGTCATAGACAGCATCTTCGCCAAATTCAGAAATCATTTTATAGACTTCTTGAACCTGACGTTGATACTGTTTTTTACGAGTTTTATTCCAGAACTTGTAGGGCAAAGAGCCTTTGTTTTCTCTCTCTGATCTACGTTGCACCAATATCTCAGCTATGTATTGGCCTGTAGTACAGTAATCACCCGTTGAGGGTGACTTGAACCTGCTCGTTTTGCTTCTTCGTTTCGCCATCTTTCCAAATCATCCAAGAGAGATTTTCTTGAGTAATCATTCTCTTCTGTGTAAATTCCATAAAGTCGCACTCTGGCCAACTATACTTCTTCACTTCTACTTCAAGATCATCATTTAATAAACCAAATGTCATGTGCTGGTAGGACGGGCCATCTCCAGTCACCATATCAATATCTTTTGAAAAGCCTCTAGCAATGAAAAAACCATCAAGGCCATCTTCGTTTTCAAAAACAACTTCTTCTGGCGCGCCCATCACAATTACTTGCGCCTTAGCTACACATCTACCATTTTCTTCACAGTATCTCTGCAATCTAAGCCAAGGGCTTTCAGGTACTCCGGGACGCTCATAGTCGCCCCATACAATTGTACCATCATCTAACGTGCACTTCCAAGTCATGGAAACATCTTCCATAATCAGTTTACGGATATGTTCATCTCTGACAGTACAAATCATGTTAGTCTCCCTTAATCTTATGGATAGCACCTCTGTGGCGACGAGCGACATTAATCTTGTCAGGAAGTCTTTCTTCCTTAGTTCCGTCTCCAGCCATAGAAGCCTGTTCAGTCATGATAACTGTTCCGTAGCGATTGTTTCTAGCCATTAGTTCACCAGCTTTAGGCATCTCAGGCTCTTCTTCTTCGGGCTCACTACCTGTAATAGTAGCAGAAACTGCTGGCTTTTCTTCTGCTGAATCGTGCAGTAGTTCTTCTTCGCCTAATTTTGTAAGATACTTGTCTACAGATTTCTCAGACCTGTCAAGCTCTTCTGCAATTTCACCCACAGGCAACTCTCGATTGTCCTCAATATACTGTTTTTCGCTTTTTGAAAGCGGGCCTTTCTTAGTCATTTTAAACCTCCATAAGTGATCTTCTTGCTCGTGTCAAAAAGATTCTATCTCTATTTGTTAAATATTCTATATAGTAATTGTATACGTTTTCTTTAACTTTCCTGAAGTCAAAGTATGGTCTGTTATGCATGTTTCTATCTGCACCAAAAGGGTCGAACAAATCACCTCTACCATATTTGATATAATGAGTTTTGTATTCGCCATTCACGACAATTTTAGCAAATGCATCTTTTTCTTTAACTTCTTCGCCTTTGGCTCCAATAAAGGTTGTAACCTTAGTCGGAACTTCTGGTAAATTCAGATGAGAAATATCATCATTTTCGCCTCTAGCCATCTAATTTCTCCAATAACTCTTTGATCTTTTTAATACAATCTGCTCTGTCAAAGCCGTCTATAGCTATCTTAGCTTGACGACCAATATCATATCTTGCAAGTTCTTCTTCACTAGCTGGAATAGGATCTAGATCTCCATTCCTAAGAACTTCATGCACAGCAATACCGATATGTATAATTGCTTTGTGCGGTAAGTTAGCTCTATCAACCATTACTCACCTTTCTCTATGTATTTCATTTTTTCAGCAGTAGACATCTTGTTGATTTTGTTTCTGCGTTGATTAACCTCTCGGTCTTTCTTAACCTTGTCCATATTATCAGCCTGCATCTTATCTTGCAGTTCATAGCTTCCCATCTTCTGTGTATTCCTATCGGCTAGGTGTCTTACTGTTGTAGGCTCACCCTTTACAGACACATGAGGAGCATCTAGTATAACTCTTCTAAATTTATGTTTCTTGCATGACGGACATCTTACCAAAGGTTTCTCCGAGAATCTTTGGAACACTTCTTTATAATGTCCACACTCACTACACTCATAATCGTAGGTTGGCATTTTGAATCCTTAATACAGATTGTTTATAACTTGACAAACTTTTTCTATATCTTTTATATCCATGTCGTGGTGATTTGGCACATACATTCCGTTAGAATCTACTAAACAAGAGTTTTTATGACCAACTTTGCCAAATAATTTTTGCCAAACTGGTTGCATACCAATGCTCCCAGCTATGAGAGGTCTACATTCAATATTGTTGTCATTAAGAGATTCTGCAAGCTTTTCTCTATCTCTAACAATTATTGGATAGCCCATGTTTGATACGAGATTTTGGCACGAAGAAGGCTGTGGTTTCCAGATTGTGTCTTTGATTAGTTCGTCATAAATCAAGAAATTTTCATGACGTTTACTTGCAATATTATCTATCTTATCGACCTGTCTCAGGCCAATAAATGCTTGCAAATCTGTAGACCTTAAGTTAAATCCAGCAAAGTAAAATTTATAAAGAGCATTGAACTCGTCTACATTATACTGGTTTCTATACTTTTTCTTAGAATCTTCAGATATGTCTCTATCCCACCCATGACTACGAATCATGCGAAGAATTTCTGCAAGATCATCATCATCGGTGCAAATCATACCGCCTTCGATGGTAGATATGTGATGTCCAAAATAAAATGAGAACGAACTCATGTCGCCAAAAGTTCCTAGCTTCTTGCCATGCACTTCTGATCCAAGACTTTCGCAAGTGTCTTCTATTAGCAGAACAGAGTATTTGTCACAAAGGGCTTTGACTTCTTGTATATTGCAGTCGAACCCTAGCACATGTACCAATATAAGGGCGGCAGGATTTTCAGTTTGAAATATATTCTCAAGATGACCGAGATCCAGTCCTAGATTTTGCATATTGCAGTCACAAAGTATAGGCTGAAGCCCGAACTGTATGATAGGAAATACGGTAGTAGACCAAGAGACTTGAGGAGCTACCACTTTATTGTTTTTCATTTTCCCCGATTGAGCTAAGGCAGAAAAAGCTAGTAGATTTGCCGAAGATCCAGAGTTACAAAAGACTGAGTGCTTCACTCCTAGTTTTGCAGAGAATTTCTCTTCAAACTCTACAGTTAGCTTGTTCTTCGTTAAGATAGGTTTTGTTTTCAACCACTCAATCAAAGAGTCAATATCTGCATCATCTATGATTTCTGCACAAAGTTTTATCATGCTTCTACAATTCCTTTAAGCTGTTCCAGCAAAAATTCTTGATTTACACATTCCGGTATTTTATTGTCAGGGAAACAGGGTAATGTTTGTATTTTTTTATATTCAATAGTATTATAACAAAGCTCAAGAACTTTTTCATGTAGATGTTCTAAATTTTCAAAGTTTCTGACATGTAGAAATGCTTCTTCGTTGAACTCTTCTGCAACATCTTTGCATCCCCAATAAATAGGTATTGATCCTACATACTTGGGATGAATTATTTTTTCTGTGATCCAGCCATCTGATTCTCCGTTATCAAAACAAAGATTAAACTTGAAATCAGATAGATATTCCAGCTTGTGTTTTTCATCTCCGCCAATCGACGGCATATTAGTAAATGCTCTCCCTCTACTCTCTACAAGAAGTCCATTATCAATACCAAAGTTTATAAATTTAGGATACGCTTCTTTTCTGTAGCCCATATCATTGTTAGTTAATATAGAACAGAATTTACTCTTTTGTGAAACATTAACTTGATTCGTTAACTTTTTTGCTGACAAGAGAAACGCTTGATTTCTGCCCTCTACATAGCTTTCTTGCTGATCGCCAAACCAGTTTACATACATAGCCCACAGAGGTATTCTGACATTTCTATCATCTTCAAATTTACAAGACGAAATAGAAAAGTCACACTTGCTATAGTCGGGATCTCCTGTTCTGTCTATGGATTCTACTAACCAATGAACTATCTTGGAGCTGGTAAATCCTGATGTAAACCTTTCGGGAGGTGGAGCTTGATGACTAGCCGGTGAAACCTGACAGATTACAATGTCTGGATTACTATCTGTTATTGTAACGTCGTACTCTTTTCTAAGAGTGTTTGTTATAATGTTGTCGTACTCAAAGAAGCCGCCCCACATATTATAAAATTTTAAAGATATGTTTTTCATTTGTACCTCATATAAATAGTCTAATACATTATAGAGCTACTTATCGAGTTGTACATCTATTTTCTTTAAATTTTCTGAGAATTGTTTTAGCGTGCTTACTGTTGTTTCTCTGGCAACTCTTTCTGCGGTCTCAGCGGCATAAGCTTGGACTTCTGTTGGGAGTTCATTAGAAAGCGCCTGAAGAAACGTCTCAAACTTCATGGCTGTATCAGTTTGTATTGTGTGACTATAAGAAGCACCTTCCTCTAAAATGTCTAATCTTTTGTCTAAATATCGGTTGTTATATTCAGCTCTAGCGCCTATAAAAATAACGGCAGCTAGAAAGATGCCTCTAAAAATACTTGACTGGTTCACCTTCATGTTCATTCTCATCTTCTTCTTTATTGAGTGTCATTAATATTTTGGACACGATACCACTACGAACAATATCGCTATAATCCAGTTTGCAAACACCAACACCAGAAACTTCGGAAAGTTTATCCATACAAGTCTTAAGACCACCTTGATGTTTACCTAAGTCGGACTGTCTTAGATCTCCGTTTATCACAGCCTTAGAATCTTTTCCAATTCTAGTAATAAACATTTTGATTTGTTCAAACGTAGCGTTCTGCGCTTCGTCTAAGATCATAAAACAATTATGAAAGTTTCGCCCTCTCATATATTCCAGTGGGCATAACTCAATAATATCTCTACTCCTATAAGTTTCTACCGTATTCTTTGTGAGATATTGGTTCATCTCTTCTAGAATAGGTATTAAATAAGGATTAATTTTTTCTACTAATGTGCCGGGCAAGTGACCCAAACCACGACCCGACTCTACAACAGGTCGAGTAATAATAATTTTGTCTACTTTCTTTTCGATCAAGTATTCACACGCCATTCCGACAGAGACGCTAGTCTTTCCCGACCCAGCAGGCCCAGAGCAGAAAGTAACATCAGACCTGTTTATACTCTGCATGTAAGTTTCTTGATTGCGTGTTTTAGGCCGTAATATTTTTCTTCTCTGTCTTGTTGTCTTTGGTTTTTTTGCTTGTCTTGCCATTAATTATTCTCTACTGTTATAGTTTTAATTGCTGAATCCTGACACATTGGACATATCGGCTGAGAGCCGGGCTTATGTATACCAAGTTGGTGATGGGTCATAAGGATTGCTTGAATTATCTGTGATTCTCTAAGCCTTGAATGTAAGGGTAATTCTCTGAGTTCTTTTTCTATGGGAATTTTAAGTTCTATTGCTGGCTCCTTATTCATTATATGTTTGAACATATAGAAAGAGCCCGCTAAATTCAGTAAAGATAGTGAAAAAAGTACATAAACTGCGTTCTTAAAAAATTTCATTAGAATAATTCTTTTATAATCTTACCAGAGTTGGCAATCTTCATAGGTCTGCCGTTATTACTGGTAAATGTGGTTGTTAGTGAAATGTCAAGAGCTTTGCATACTGAAGCCATCACATCTTGAGAAGTGTAAGGTTCTGTATCAACGCGCGTGCCATCTGAATTAGTAGCACCGACAGCAATACCTCCATTCATTCCACCTCCACCAACGACAACGCTCCAACTTCGTGCCCAATGGTCACGACCTGCGTTCTGGTTGATTCGAGGAGTTCTACTAAACTCTCCCATCCAAATAATTACTGTGTCTTGTAGAAGTTCTCTCTGTTCTAGATCTTCAAATAGCGCACTCATACCTTGATCTAACATAGGAAGTTTGTTATCTCTTAATGTAGCATGAATATTCTGATGATTGTCCCATCCGCCAAGATTAACCTCTATAAACGGCACACCAGCTTCTACTAGCCGTCTAGCCATCAGACAACCTTTACCAAAGTTGTTGTTGCCGTATCTTTCTTTTACATTTTCTGGTTCGCCTGCAACTTTCAAAGCATCCATCTGTGAGCTTGTCAGTACATTAAATGCTTCCTTTAGAACTGATTGATGTTCTTTTGCTAGTGAGCCTCGTCTTTGGTTTATAAAATTACTTTCAATTGCATCCAAAGCGTAAGCTCTCTGATAAAATCTCTGATCTACTTTTACATCTAGATTTCTAATTCTACCATCGCTATTCACGCTAAATGGAGCATATTTAGAACCAAGAAAACCGGCGCCTATACTTCCTCCACCCACAGAAATAAACTTGGGTATAGAAAGATCTGGTCTTGGCGACTGATGTGAGATTACTGAACCATAACTAGGATGATCTATGCTTGGGTTCGGAACATATCCAGTATGCATATAATAGCGACCACGCATATGGTCAGCTTCACGAGTACTCATACTTCTAATAATAGCAGCGTTATGCATCTGTTTTGCCATGAGAGGCATATGTTCACATATTTGCACATCTCCAGAGGTATTGATGGGACGGAAAGGGCCTCCTGTAGGCGCTCCGGGTTTTAAATCCCAGATGTCCATAGTTGAAGGGCCACCGCCCATCCATAGAAGAATGGCGGACTTCCCTTTCTTTTTAAGTTCATCTTCGTTAGCTTTAACAGTTTCCGCTAATGATAGCGCACTAAAAACCGATGTTAGAAAGGTACGTCTTTGCATGTCTTCACCTCTTAAATTATAGCATGTTGATCTGAATCAGAGTTTTGAAACTTAGCATAATTTCTATGCCAATCATATTGATGATCTTGGTACGGTGTAGGCTCATCATTATTATCATTGTAGGCATAACCGAAATCTTGCTTGAGTGAAGCAGAGCTTCCGCTACCTATGCCCATTGTTAATAAGTCTCCCATAAACATAATATTATTTCCTTGTTAAAGCTGGTAAATATTTCATTTTTAACTCCTTTAGTAAAGCTTGAGCGCCCGATAAATTCCTTTTTAGCGAACGCCCAAACTGATTCCGATGGCGCCTCTCGCCGTTGGGTCGAGATCGAAATTAACTAATGCATTTGGGGCATTTACATACCTCTGCCTTACAAATGCAGTTTGTTTCTGGACACGGACACTCATCTACACAAATTTCACAAATTGTTGGTTGGTCGCTATTAAACATCTCCTTTATCTCCTCTTTGTTAATTAAGCATAACGCTGCAACTATAATAATTGCTACTAGCGGAAGTTTGATCTTCATATGACGATCACCCCCTCTCTAAATAATAAGGTCTTGTCGAACTGTACCACCGTCCACAATTTCTATAGGACGATCTCCCGGAGCCATAAGCTCCTTATCGGAAACGATTCCGATTCTATTGTATATTGTTGCTGCCCAATCTTCTACTGTCATTGGGTTATCTTCTGGTTCACTCGCTGTAGCATTAGAGCTACCATAAACCATTCCGTTTTTAATACCGCCTCCAGCCATAACTACACTGAAAACCTTTGGCCAGTGGTCACGACCAGCGGTAGCATTAATCTTTGGTGTACGACCAAACTCGGAAGCCAAACAAACCAGCGTGGAGTCAAGCATACCTCTATCACTAAGATCTTCAATAAGGGCCGCAAGTCCTTGATCTAGTGCTGGCACTTGTCCACGAATACCATTTTCTATATTGTTGTGCATATCCCATCCACCATAGGTGAGTGTGACGAAGCGAGTTCCAGCTTCTACTAAACGGCGAGCTAATAACATGCGAGCGCCAGCAGTATTTCTGCCATACTTGTCTCGCATCGCATCGCTTTCTTTGTTAATATCAAAAGCATCTCTGGCTTTTTCACTGCTAATCAAACTATAAGCACGATCATAAAAGCTATCTACGGCATCCAGAGAGTCTGACTTTTCTTTGGTAGCAAAGTAATCGTTGACTGCACTAAGCATTTTTCTTCTTGTTCCAAACCTATTATCATTCACACTGTCGGGCAGTCTGAGATCTCGAACCTGAAATCCATCACTAGCAGGGTCTGAACCTAAGCTGAAACCTGAGAATGAGCTACTTAAATATCCAGTACCTGCATATTCATTAGGTTGGTTTGGGATGCAGACGTATGGAGGAAGGTTTTGACGAGGCCCAAACTCATGTGCCACCACTGAACCCATTGATGGGTATTGAAGGGCTGGGCTAGGTCTATAGCCAGTAAACATATTATGTGTGCCTCGTTCATGAGCTGCTTCTCCATGTGTCATACTGCGAATAATCGTCATCTTGTCTGTAACTTTGGACGTTTTGACCATCATCTCATTTAATCTAGTTCCGGGAACTACGGTTTCAATGCTAGACATTGGCCCCCTGTATTCAAGAGGAGCAAAAGGTTTAGGATCAAATGTCTCTTGATGAGCTGAACCTCCCGGCAAATAGATATAAATAACAGACTTTGCTGGCCCCTCAATGCTTTCATAAAACTTCTGGTCAGCTTGAGCTTGCTCCATGCGGAAATAATCCGATAGACTCAAACCCAAGCCACCCAAAAAACCAACTTGCAGAAAAGATCTGCGATTACTTTTGCAATTCATAAAATTTCCTTTACCACATTCTGCAAGACCAGTACCGAGCTTTCCATTTTGGGCCCGGAGCTGTATCACATTTGTGTCTTGCTCTAAAACTTCTTCTTCTTTCAGGGTTATCCCTTTTAATTTCCATATTAGGATCGCCAAATCTAACAATAACAACTTTACCAGATCCATTCTTAGTATAAACTGCAAATTTCTTTGGCCCATCAGGGGTTCTAAAAGGCTTATTTAAAGTGACTTTTCTACCTTGATATTCTGCCGCTTTGGACTTTCTTGGATGTCCTTTTGGAAGAAGGTCATTATCCTGCGTGTATCCAGAATTAGAAGGTTTACCAGTTCTGAGTAATGTCAAAAAGGCATTTACTCTAGCCATAGCCCATCCATCTCTAGACATTTTTGGCGCATGACTTGTTGAGTAGGCTCCAGCCCCTCTACGATACACAGCTTTAAGCATACCAAGAGTTGCTTTTGATCCTTTGCCTTTAGCATTATGCTCTTTCACTTTCTTAGACAGTCTTTCGGTGGTCTTTTTACTAAAAGTGATTTTACCACTTGGGTTCTTTGCACTATCAGGCTTGTTTCTTTTTGAGCCTCTCTTCTGATCTTTTTTTGGTGCGGGAGTTCTACGGGGATCTCTAGGGCCCGGTTTGTCAGACTGAGCTTTCTTAAGCTCCTCTTGACTAGGACGACCTTCTTTTTCAGTGCGAGCAGGACGGTAGCTATCTCCTTCTCTCTGCTTTTTCCTCCTAATATTTTCCCAAAGTCCGGGCTTAGCTTGTGAAACATCCCATTCTTCAGTATCTTCACCAAAATCTACATACTCAGCTTCAGCAGGAATATAAAAGTTTTCCTCTGTAAGATCTTCTGTATATCCAGTTTCATTTAAGTACTCATTAAATGCGCTTGCGTAATCTTCTTTTTTCATTATAATATTACCTTTCCTTCACCTTCTAGCAGGTATCTTGGTCTGCCAGAGTTATCAACTCTCTGTGTGCCTTTATCTATTCCAAAATGATCAAATAGGGTTGCCTGTAAATCCAAAGGCCCAACAGGTCTTTCTGTAGGACTGTAAGATCTATCAGCCTCTCCGATGGTTCTTCCTGCTGCATACTCTCCACCGAACATAAACATCGGCGTGATTGATGGCCAGTGGTCACGACCGGCATTTGCATTAATTTTAGTTCTTCCAAATTCGCCAGTTACTACCAATAATACTTTATCACCTAAACCTCTATCGGACACATCCTGTATAAAGCCTGCAATAGCTTTATCGACAGGAGGCACTCTTGTCTTTAGGGCATTTGATACATTGCTATGCATGTCCCATCCGCCATAATGAAGCGTAACAAATCTTGTTCCGTATTCTACAAGACGACGAGCAAGAAGAAGTTGTTCACCAATATCTTTTGCTTTAGTTGACCCATAGAGAGCTTTTGTTTTTTCATTCTCTTTTTCTACTGCAAATGCGTCTTTTGCAGATCCTAATATTACATCGTATGCTTGCCCCTTGTAAAAGTCTACTGAGTTGGCGCTTCTGCTTGCGACTGCGGCGGCATCAAGTCCTTTGAGCAGGTCTTTTCTTGTAGAGAATCTATCAAGTTCGACTCTTGGGGTAAGGTTGTCTTTATTGGATGGATCGAAAGGTTTATATGCTCCACCGAGCCAAGCACCTTCATCACCTTCGATTTTACCTTGCTTAACATATGTTGGTACTCCATTTTCTTGGTTGTTAGCTCCATAACATGCAGATACAATAGATCCGAATGAGGGGTACTTTGCCATAGAAGTGGTGGTTCTTTCTGGATTATACTGTCCGGTCATCATAAAATGAGTCCCTTGTCTATGAGAGGAATCTCTGTGACTAAAGGAATTTACCACATTCATTTTGCCGGTATGTTTAGCTAGTTCTGTCCAGTCAGCACCTAAATTTATGTTCGTTTTAACATCATAAATAGAACCGTTTACTGCTTGCCATTCGGTAGGCACAGTGTCTGTAGGAGCGTGAAATGTTTCAAACTGTGTTGGCCCTCCTCCAAGCCATAACCAAACAACTGCCTTATCTTCATATGCATCAAAACCTTCTTGAGAAAACGCTTTGTCGGAAAGTCCGATAGAACTCATAGCTGCGCTGATGCCACCTACCCTTAAAAAGTTTCTTCGATTGAAAATAAAGTCTAACATTTTGGTCTCCTTAATAAGTTGTTGATTGTGTTTTTGTGACTATTGATCCATTTGTGTATGGCATGTAGTCATTGTTGTCATTTGTATAAGAGAAAGACATTTCTACATTGCCTCCTCCTGTATCTCCACCCGAAAATCCAACGCCTGTACAATAATTCTTTGACCCCAAATCAAAAATTATATTATCAAATTTCAGGACTATTTGCCGATCAGGAGTTGGAAATGTGCCCATAAAAATATTGTTGTTGTCTGATATTAGTATATCTTGTTGGACTGACTTTCTAGCTATTGCGCTGATTTCACAAGTAACTTCAACAGGCGTTTCTACGTACTTATATTTGTTTTGCTCGCTTGGATTGGTGCCCTGATTTGAACCTCTCCAAAAACCCGTATCGGCAAGTTCAGAGTAGCTGACCGAAAGACTAATTCCTATTGATTGTATAACCCTAACTTTTATATTATCATCTACTGTTAGTATGGCTGCGTCAACCTCAGTTGGAAATATACTGTTTTCTGTGTCGAAGTTTTGCTTTCTCATAAGAGTTCCAGACTCTCCAAGAGCCGGAATAGAACCGGCAGACTGCTTCGTCAGGTTATTGGTAACGAGGGTAATACTTTCAGTAAATATACCATCAACAGAGAAGTTATACGAAATCTCTGTAACCAAACAATATTCAAACTTTACTGAATCGACAGAACCACTTATGGTCGTATCATCACCATAAGTCAAACCAATTTCATATTCTTTTAATCCAGTCCAGCCAGCTATACCTAGATTGGAATTTTTTAGAAGATAAGAGTCTTCATAATTGCCAGTTCCTATAGTATAGAAAGGCGTATCACCAGATCTTAGATGTCGTTCTATTGTTATTGTCACTTCTGGCTTGTTGTATCTATCTCCAAAAGCCTGAGATCTTCCGGTATCAAGTATAGCTTCAGCGTCAGCGCTATAGTCAACGCCAACGCTTTGGACGTTCTTTAAGTACGTGCCATCAACGAAGACCGCCTGACACGCATAAAAAACTCTGTTACCCATAGTAAGTACCTTTATTAAAAGTCGTCAACTAAATTTCCTACAGAATACTCAGTGACTCTAGTCTCGAAAAAGTTCTTGCATTTTTCCAGATCAATGATCTCGCTCATCCAAGGAAATGGGTTCTGTGCATTTCCATAAGGTGATGGTAAATTTAAATTGGTTAATCTTCTGTCAGCAATAAACTGAACATAATCAATAAACATATCTGCGTTTAATCCTAAGATACCATTTGGTAGAACATCTCTAGCATATGCTAACTCTAGCTCCATAGCTGTATCAATATGCTCGATGGTTTCTTTTTCCATTGCTTTTGTCCAGATCTTAGGATTGTCTTCTCTCAATCTATTAATAAGAGTTGTCCCAAAGTTGATGTGGATACTCTCATCACGAAGTGTGTATTGAATTTGCTCTCCAATTCCCGGCAGTTTGTTTTGCCTATTAAATGAAAGGAGCATAGCAAAGCCAGAGAAGAAGAAAATCCCTTCACAGATAACATAATAAGTAATAATATTACGAAGGAATTCCCTTTTCCCCTCCAGCGTATTTATATTAAAATCAGGGCGATTGATGTCAGTTGTAATGTTCATCAAGAACTCGTCTTTGGCCTTGATACTCGGAATTGAATTATATGCCTGATAAACTTCATCAATATCTAAGTTCAAAGAGTCACAAACATAAACCACAGTAAGGTTGTGGAGGCTTTCCTCATATGCTTGACGCAGAATATATTGGCGACATTCTGGATCTGTTACAAACTTGAATACACTGAGAAGCAAGTTATTGGCAACCAAAGATTCTGATCCAGCAAAGAACCCTAAGCATCTCTTCACAACTAATCTTTCATCTTCGGATAGAGAGTTAGATTTCCACTGTTCAATGTCTTTTGCCATAGAGACCTCTGTAGGCATCCAATTGTTAGCGGCTCCGTCGATGAATAAATCCCATGCCCATTTGTTTGTATGCGGCAAGATTTGATTCACAGTGGCTACTTTATCTGATATAATTTCTTTGCTTTTTTTCATTATTGACAACTCTCACATCCGGGATCTAAAATAGAACATGCCTTAATTTCTTCTGCTTCTGGCTCTTCGGTTGACTTAAAACTAACAGTTGATTTCTCAACACGAGTGGCGGCTTTGCCTCTCAGGTAATATGTAGTTTTTAATCCGTTTTCCCAAGCACAAAAATATAAGTCATTCAAAAACTTAAGACTGTCATGTTTGTTGTAAAGATTCAGTGACTGTCCCATATCAATCCACTTCTGTCTTTCAGCCGCAGCCTTAATTAAAATCTCTGGTTCAACATCAAAAGCAGTAATAAACTCTCTCTGAATGTCTTCATCCAGATCAACCGCCATAACGTCTCCGTCAGCAGTTTTTAGAGCGTCTACTAGCTCTTGACACCAGATACCCTTCTTCTTAGCCATTGCAACAAAATGTTCATTGACCATAGTAAACTCTCCACTAAGTGTTGAGTACACATAAAGAACCGAGTAATCTGGCTCAATAGACTGAGAACAACCCTGAATATATGAGATGGTTGCGGT